CATATTGCTCTTGTACAGCTTTACTAAATTTAGTAATATCATATTGTTTAGCATACCCTAATTTATTTAAATGATAAAAACTACCACCTTTATTAAATCCTAATTCTGGATTTTTAGTATTTAATAAATATTGAGCAGATGCACTATTATACTGTGCTGCTAAATCGACTACAAGAGAGTTCATATCTTTTGAACTTAACCCTATTCCGCCAGAACCATACTTAGTTCCTAAAAAATTAAATAAACCTTTTCCTTTTATATTTCCAAAATCATCTTTATTGTATAAAGCGTTGTTAACATTATCTATATTTTCTATAAAACTTTGTCCATTTTCATTTAAAATTAATGTAGTATCTTCAGGTCTTTTATTTAAACTTATAGGGTCTAATAACTTCATATCTATATTACTTGTTGCTAAATTATTTTCTAAAAAAAATTTCATTTGACCTTTCATATTAACAGAACTGCCATTAACCTTAACTAAATTAGAAATATATCCTATTGGTGTTCTTTTAAGATATTTATTTTTTTCTTTAAGGTCTTCTAAATTTGAAAAATTAAAAGATAAAGAATTTCCATCTTTAGTTATTAAATTATTTAAGCCATAATAATTATTACTATCTACTCCACCATTTTCATATAAATTAGAATAAAAATTTAATCTTTCTTTATTACTAAAACCAGGAGCAGTATCATAAGTAGGAATAAATTTTTCTCTTGGTTCATCTGGTTTTTGTTGTGCTACTTGTTGGCATACACCATTAACTAATTGATATCCCGAAGGACATGGGTTTACTGTAGGTTGTTCTACTGGTGTTTCTGTAATAGGGTCAGGTACTGTTGTACCCGGTGCATTTTCAACTATTCCTGTACCTTGTGGTGGTAAATTAGATACTTGTGGAAGCATTGGTGCTTCTATTTGTTTTAACTGTCTTGGATAACCTTGTGCTTCTGTACCATATTGGACTACTGCATTAGGACCTGTATATTTTTTACCAGTCATAGTCATAATACCATCAGTAGAAGAATCATAAACTTGTTGTGTTGTGTTTACTGCAGATGTAGCTGCACTAAAAGGAAACATTATTCCTTGTGATTCTTGTTGTAACTTTTTTTGTAATTCAGATAAGGTTGACATTTATTTAATTTGGTCCTTCAGATTGATTATTTGGTGCAGTAAAGCCGCTTTCCCCTGGAGTTTGTGGAGTTCCGATTCCGATGTTGCCACCTCCAGACCCTTGTGTGTCTGTGTTATTTGCTCCTGCAGGTACTCCATTAGCAGGTCCCATGCCACCTTGTTGTGGGTCAGGGCCTTGAGTTTGTTGATTTCCATTTAAGTCTCCCATTAATTTCATAAACAATGCAGCCTGTTCAGGGTCATTAACCACTTGGTCTGGGTCTACATCTAAAGATTTTGCAATCTCTCTAATAATACTATGCCATTTTACAAAAGGTGCTAAGAACTGATTTGATGCTACTTGCATAAATGTCATTAATCTTTGTGACCTTACTTCTTTTTGTATTAAAGAAGATGTTCCTCTTGCTTTAACAGTTAAGTCACCTTGTATGTCTGGAATATCTTTGTTGAATTGCATGTTCCATTGATACAAACTTTCACCTAAAGGTTTTAGTAAATAGTCATCTACATTTTTAATTACTGTTTTAATATTTAAAGCAGCAGCCCCCATCAACATTGACATACCTGATGCAGTTCTAGTTGTAGAATTGATACCTGTTTGTCCATGTGAATAAGAAGGTATACCTGTAGATTCATCTGCTAGTTGTCTAAACCTATCAAACATCTGCATGTTTTCAGTAGCAGTACTTGGAAATTTTAATCCATGTATAGCTTGTCCTGTTTGTCCACTTTGTCTTCTAAATATTTTACCCGGATATACAGACATATCTTGACCCGGTACCAACATTGTTTCATCAACATCAAATACTAAATTACCTGCTAGTGCTAAATTATCAATAGCCATTCTTGCATGACCATTCATAATTGTTTGTGAATCATCCATATTTTCTGGAATACCTACACCAAAGAATTGATAAGGATTAATTTCATAAGGTGAAATCATAAAAGGTATTCTTGCAGGAGTAAAAGGATTTAATACTAATCTAAGTATTTGACCATTACATACCCATACATTAACTTGTACTTCATCTAATTCAGTTTTAAAATCTTCTGGAATATCTAAACCTGCTTCTTCAACAAGTTGTTTATCCATAACGCCCCAGTATTCTAAAACTTCATATCTGTTTTTATTAAACTCTTCTTGATTCTCTCTATCATACAATGATGTTTCATAACTTCTTGTTTCATAGTTAGAACCCATTGAAAGACAATCTTTAATAGCAGTTTTTCTAAAGAAAGGTCTATTAACTAAATCTCTTAATTGTGAGCGAGTGTAGACATGTCTTTGAATAACATAATCTGCATCCTCAATTTGTACAGCATCAGGGTCAGGATAAAAATCCCAACAGCTTACTGCTTCTATTCTTGGTACTAATTTACTTTCAGGTTGGTATTCTCTTTCACCTTCATCATTTAATACCCACTTATGGTCTGCTTGTTCATAATTAAAAGGTCCTTTAAGTATACCTGTACCTAATAAACACATTTCAAATAAAACATGTCTCATTACAGATATAGCATGAGATTCTTCTAATTGGTCATGGATTAAAGTCTCCATGTTTTTAGCTGCTTCATTAGCAGGTTCAATCTGTGGCATAGATTTTAAATCAGGTGCTGCACCCTCTTCTAATCCTACCTTGCCATATTTTTCTGATAGGCCATTAAGTATTTCGTCTGCTGTTGCACCCGGAGATATTTCTCTTCCATCACCTTCAAAACCATAGATGTCTTCCATTCTTTCATCTTGTTGTTTAAGATTGTCTGGTTTTAGATGTGCGTATTTAGCTACTCCCGAAGGGTCAGATGTAGGTTGTATTCCAATAGGAAATTTTCCTTGTGAAAATAAAACCTCAATAAGTTGACCATAAGAAGCTAGTACTTTAGTTTTTGTTATCTTAACAAATACCTTAGACTTTTCAGAATCACGAAAAGCCATATCGGAACCATAGATACCTCTATAATTTCTGTATGACCTTAACCATCTTTTCTCATCATAAAGACGAGCCTGTTCTGCTTCTTTAAGCTTACCTTCAATATATCCGCCAAGATTACTATAACCTTCATCTTTGGCATTATCTAAAGATTTTACTTCATCAGATTCAGCTAGACCACCACTACCTATATTATTATGTGGCATATATACCTTTAGTAGTCTTTCTCGTCAGCTAATTTGAATACTTTTGAATCAACAGTATTTTTTGCTTTTCTACCTGCAGTTACATTTGTCTCGCTGTAATCATCAGCAGGAAGACCTGTAGCAGACTTCTTAACATTTACTTTACTATCTTTAGTTTTAGCACCGCTTCTGCCATACTCTTCTGATGGTAGTTCGCCTTGCTTGTATTGTTTCATTATGTTCATATTATTCTCCTATGTTGTCGTTTATTCGCATTTAACTGCAAATTTTTTTGTGTTATGTCTTATCCAATCTTTTATTTCTGAATGGCATAAAACTTCTGTTATAAAGTTTCCAAAAGAATTAACAACTGTCTCTTCTTCTTTTTCCTTTAAATTGTATTGATAATAACCTACGTGTAGTAATTCATGTATTAATACATTAACTGCATCTGGCCCACCTACATCTATCATTTCTTTATCTAGATATATTTTATAAGGAGGTTTAATTAAAAATGCTCCTTGTGCTTCAGATATTTCATACATTAATTCATGTGGTACACAAACTAATTGTATTGTAAAAGGTCCAACTGTTACATATTTTGGTAGCTTCATTTAATATCCAAATATACTATCTGCAGGTTTAGGTTGTTTATTTTCATTAACCTTATCCATAAAATCTTGTTTAATAGGATGTATAGGTCTACTCATACAGCCATATCGAAGTGCATCGTAAGCATGGTCTTCTGTATGTGTGTCTACATCTTCAGGATTGTTTTTATCTGTAGGTAACATTGGTAATGTTCTAATTAAATTTACACAGTTATCTAAAATAAATAATGAAGGATATCCTGTATCTTCATCTGGTCTTAATCTTTTATGTAGTTCTAATTTACCGGCAATTCTACTTCTAGGACTTCTGTCTGATGGTCTCCACTTACATCCTTCTAGTATCATTGTTTCTGCAATACTTGGTCCTATATCACCTCGTCTTGCCCATGTTGAACTATCAAGTACTCCATATCTAATGTATTCACCTTGTTCCGCATCTAAAACTTTTCTAGCAAATATATCTGCTGTAACTCTTTGTGTATAAAGTTCTCTATAAACAAATATATTATTATCAAAATCTACAGCTAACCATAAACAACATGCAGGTGAACTATATCCCCAGTCACATGTTCTGAATCTCATCCAGTTTCTTGGAATGTCAAAAGGTTTAATAACATGTATTTCTTTACTAAACTCTGGGAAAGAAGAATCTTCATATGCTTCCCAATTACCTTCTAAAAATTGTTTTCTTTGTACTTCAGGTAGAGATGCTAACATTGCGTAGTAGTCATCTGTCTGCATAAGATAAGGATTATCTTGTAACTTAGCAGGAATAAATCTTCTAGATATTTTCTTAACCCCTAAAGGAGTTTGAATCTCTATATCAAATTTTGTATTAGGTACTGCAGGGTCAACAAACATATTCTTAACCCATAGTGAACCTACGTTTCCCGGATTACCTGTGGCTCTCATATAGACAGGAATATCTGGGTCTACACTTCTTAAAGATGAACGTAAAAAATTATAGATATCTACGTTAGCATACTGTGGTAATTCATCTATACCAATCCAAGTATAAGATTGCCCTTGGTATCTTAGTACGTCTGTTAAGTTTTCTGCATAACCAAATTCTATTCTAGCACCTGAAGGAAACTTCCATTCTTTTTCTTGCTCTCTCCATTTAGCACCGGGGTATGCTTTAGGATAAAGTTGTTGAGAATGATTTATTAAATCTCTTAACTCGGGCATTGTTCTTCTTATAATCAATGCTCTATGTTTTTGTTTAGTACAATAACGTAAAGGGTCTGCTAGTAATGCAAAAGATTTACCACCACCTCTTGCTCCACCATAAAATACTTCTCTTTCACTTGCTGCTAAGAATTGTGTTTGGGGCCCTTCATTAGCTTGAAAAATAATTTCTCTATCTGCAATAAGCTTTTTAATGTTAGGAGTAGATTCATCAATCTTATCTTGTTCAATGACTTGTTGCTTACCTTCAAGTACATTATCAATATCTTTTATTTTACTTTTAGTAGACCAATAATTATCTTGTGCTTTTTTTAATTCTTGTTTTCTTTCACGTAATAAATCATGTGCAGATTTTCTAGCTTTTTTTTCTTTAATATTTAAAGGAGCATTTAAATCTTTTACTCTTCTTCTACCTGCTTTTTTTGGTTTTGGCTCGTCTACCAACCTTTGTGTATCACCCTTTTTAAAACTTCTCTTAGTCCCATACCTGTTAGTTTTCTACCTGTATGATGTGATAACCATTCTGCAGTTTCTCTGTATGAACAATTATTGTCTATAAACTTTTTTGCTTTTTTTATTAATTCCATATGGTCTTCATTTTGTATTAAAAACTCTGGGTCTTTATCTGATATCTCATATCCGTAAGGAATTACTCTAGCATTTTTTCTTCTTGCTATTTTAATTTCTTCACTCATTAATTACATCTTTTGCAGGTAAGATAAAAACTCCATGTTCTACTTTAGTGTTAATATCTATTTTTTCTCGTTTAGCTAAGCCTACTCTATCTAGAATCTGTTTAGCTGCTTCCATTCTAATATTAGCACCGGGTAAACTTCCATCTTCATCTAAAGCATTAATCATTCCCATACTTGCTCTTGGTGCAAATGCAGCTAATTGTTCTTCTGCTCTTGTAATAATTTCATCTTTTAAGGCTCTTAGTGGTTGATGATAATCTGCATACCCTGCTATATCACCTGCTGCTCTAGGATTACCTTTTGCTTCACCAAATAATGCTGTAAGAAAAGTTTCTTGTTTTTCTGTTAAAGCTAATTCTTTTTTATTATTTTCAGGTATTAACATTATTTAACCTTTTGTAAATGCTTTTCTGTTCTCTCTCTTAACCAATCTGGGCTATCTCTGAATCCTGCATTTTCTTCTTTTTGCCTTTCTCTCATGCTTTCTCTAGCACTATGAATCATTTGGTCTCTAGTACCATGTTCCCTTCTTTCTATAAAAGAAAGTCTGGGTGCAGTTATCACCATCTCTACACTTTTATTTCGTAGTGGCTTTGCTCTATCATCAAAAGATAGATACTCATCCCAGACTTTTCCAGTCTTCTTATTTCTATAAGAATAAATTGGCATTATTTTGTTTTATTAAAAAACTTTTGATAAGGTTATATTAAAACTTTTATTTTTAGTATTTGTTTTTGTTTCTACTTTTAAATCATTTTTAAATTCTTTATCAAAAATAATATTAGCATTACCTTTTTTATTAACAGTAAATTTAGCATTATAAGTATTACCTTTAAATTTAAATCCTACTTTATTTGAATCACCTGTTACATATTTTGAATAAGGAACTTTATTAGCAACCCAATTTTCTGCTTCTTCTTTTACTTTATTTAAATTTTCTGTGTAGCCTAACATATCTGATGCTTTCTTTGCACCTGCTGCTGCTCCTGCAACTACTGCTTTTTTTCCAGTATCTTTAACAGCTTTAGTTTGATTAGATGAAGAAGCAATTTTAGCTAATTCATCTGTTACAATTCTAACTGTATTAGAATATTTTTTTTTGTTTGTTTCTGACATTTAATTTTTTTTTTCTAAAATATTATTGTCTTTGTCAGATATCTTAACCTCTGGCTCCTTTAACAACACGTTGGCTTTTTGGAGGAGACTTCTTCGAACCCGACTTACCTGCCCATAGAACTTTGTTTGCCCAGTACGCAGCACTTGACGGACCTTTTGCAATATTCTTACCATGCCTAGCTTTAAAAGATTTCCTAGCTTCCGGGGAATAGTTGTGACCCATAGAAGAATCACCGAAGCGAATAAGCCTTGGTTTGCCGTTTTGGAGTATACCCACTTTACCTTTTTTACCACCTTCAGTAGACCT